CAATAGCCGTAGTGACTGCTGCACCAAGTGATACAACAGGACAATCTGGTTCTTTGGTTGTTAACTTAGAAGGTCGTTATGGTACTCTTAGAACATATTATAATAACACAGAGAATGTTAAGACTGTATTAAATAATAATGTCGGCACAATTGATTACCAAGCAGGTATAGTTACATTGAATTCATTTAATCCATTAAATGTGAACAATGAATTGGGTCAATTTACCATCAGTGCTAATCCAACCTCAACAATTATTTCATCTTCATTCAATAGAATCATCACAGTTGATCCGTTTGATGCGAATGCCATTGTTGTTAATGTTACTGCCAAAACATGATAGTAAACAATAATAAGACTTCACTACTAGTAACACAACAGTTACCAGAATTTGTCAGGGATAACCCAGACTATGCCAACTTTTCTTTGTTCCTGAAGGCATACTATGAATGGATGGAACAAACGGGTCAAGTAACAGAAGGTTCTAAGAATCTTTTGTCTTATAAAGATATAGATAGAACTGCAAACAATTTTTTGCAGTACTTCACCAATGATTTTCTACCAAACTTTCCAAAAGAGTCTCTAATTGATGAAAGACAGGCTGTAAAAGTTGCCAAACAGTTGTACAATTCTAAAGGTACACCTGCATCATATCAATTTCTGTTTAAGATTCTTTTTAATTCGGAGTTTGAATACTTCAATACAAAAGATGCTGTGTTCAAGGCATCTGATGGTATTTGGTATGTGGCAAAGAGTTTGAAACTGAATACACAAGACGAACGTTTCTTACAGATAGATAATTACCGTATCATTGGTGAAACAACCAAATCTATTGCAACCATTGAAAACACTGTTATTTCCGGTAATAAAATTGATGTATTCATTTCAAACATCGAACGATTATTTGAGTCTGGAGAATTTGTTCGTGTTGTAGACAATAACAATCAAGATATCATCATCAATGGTTCAAATCTCAGAGCAAAGGTTGTTGGTCAAGTCAGTCAACTAAGAGTTGATCCAAGAGCCAGAGGTTTACTATACAAAGTTGGTGATCCAGTAATTGTTTTCAATGGACTAAGTTCCAACACAGGTATTGAGGCAACGGCCGAGGTTTCTGCAACAACAAAAGGTTCTATTCAGCGTATCAACGTTGTAAATGGTGGTTTCGGTTACACTTTTACTCCGAACACTTCGATTGATATTACAGGTGATGGCCTAGGTGCAAAGGCCGTAGTAGGTTCTTTTGACCCTGACCTACGCAAACGAGCTAATGTTACTTTCGCACCAACAAGTTCAATTACATTGTCCAGATTCACAACAATCGGCAATACGAATTATACTTTCTTGCAGAATAATCCATCTGCAAATGCCAATACATCATTGGCCAACGCATTTTCTTTTGTAGATTTTACCACATATCCATTATCATCTATCTTGGTCGAAAATGGTGGTGGAGGATTCTCAACAATACCAACAGTATCAGCAACATCAACTTATGAAAATGATACTGGTGGATTTGATGACCTTAGTAAACTAGGTATCTTGGCACCAATCCAAGTGTCCAATCCAGGACATGGATATAGAGCAAACGATAAGATTATCATTGAAGGTGGTTCTGGTGTTGGTGCATATGCAAATGTTATTTCTGTGACAGCAAATGGTTCCATTCTAAATGTTGCATATGTTTATGATTACACACAAAACATTCCAACATATCCATTGGGTGGCCTTGGTTACAGAAACGAAAACCTACCAGCACTTAGAGTTGTATCTGCAAACAATCAGGCTGCGAATGCATTTTTGACTGTGCCTAGTATTCTTGGCACTGGTGCATCATTCTCCGTTATTGTGGACCGTGCAGGTTCAGTAACATCAATTAGATTATTAACAGCAGGTGAAGATTATGTGTCTACACCAAATGTTTCGTTAAAGGTACAAGATATTGTTGTATCTAATGTTTCTATCTTGGATCTTCCACGAAAAGGTGATGTGATTTATCAAGGCAGTAACGTTGAAGTTGCTTCTTATCGTTCAACAGTCAATTCTGTGGCATTGTTGACTCCATACAACGACCCAGCAGAATCTTTATACAACTTGCGTGTGTTTAACTACACATCCAACCCTGATCCAACAGTAAAACTAAAGATTGATAGAAACATCAATCTAATTATGGCAAATACTGCCATAGATTCATCATACAATCAAAATGGTGTGAAGAATTATGGTGATGGTGCAGCAAAGGCAACCGCATCTTTCTTAAATGGCTTGGCATTAAGTCAAGGCCAATACTTGAACGCACAAGGACAACCAAGTTCATTCAGTGTATTGCAGAGTGAAAAATATAATAACTATACTTATCAAATTACAGTTGAAAAAGAAATTGAAAAGTATAGAAATGTATTGAAGAACTTGTTGCACCCAAGTGGTATGAGAGTTATTGGTAGAATGGCAGCCAAGATTCCATCTGATTTTGATTATCATGTACAGAAAGCTTTGTTTGATGTTAAACCATTATACTATTATATTGGTGCAGCAGGCACCACGGCAACAATAACAACAGATTTTACCAATAAGAGCAACAACATCATCAAGTTTAACAATTTACTTGGTGCAAATCTTGCAGATATCATTTTTGCAAACTCAACAATCGTTTCACTAGAGTCTGCACATGGTCCTAATGTAATATCCAAGGTTATCAAAGTTGATCCAGTTTCAGATACAATCACAGTCGATGCAAATGTTTGGATGACTTTCTCAAATGTGGCCACGGCAACCGCAAATTCCGGTTCAAACACCATAAATATTACAAGAGTTATAACTGATTCCTATAATGTTGTGAACAATGGTGTGTACAGTGACACCGCATATCCTTTAAAGGACATAATGTTCCCTGGTGACACAGTATTAGTTGCAAACAACACAGAAAAAGTAATCAGTTCAATAGATTATGCAAACGGTAAAATTTATTTGACAAGTAATTTGTCAAGTGCAGCAAATTCTTATTTGCATGTCAGAAGAACATCATGGATTGCAAACAGTGCTCTATCGGGAAATCAAATTAGATTATTAGGACCAGTAGGCACAATATACATACCAGAACTAATGACGGAAGACGGTAGAATAATAACAACAGAAGATGACAGAACAATTATATTGGGGTAAACAATGTCAACAGTAAAGATTTCGGAATTACCATTAATTACGGCACTTAATGCCAACACAGCACAGACAATATTCTTGGCTGTGGACACCATCACCGATGTAACAGGTAGATTTACTGGTACAACACTCGCTGAAGGTTTGTATTCACACAATGTGTTGAATGTGGGCAACAATGAAGTTATTTTGCCCGATGTTGTTGCACAGTTTGCTGGTTCATCAGACAACTACCTACAACTAAACCTACAAAACAACAGTGGCAATGGTTCTGGTGACATTGTTATTACCGCAAACAATGGTACAGATTCAACATACTATATTGATATGGGCCTGAATGGTTCATCATACAATTATGATGGTTTCACCTACGCAAAACCTTTGGACGGTTATCTGATTGTTCAAGGCGACACCTCGGCAACGCCTGGTGGTAACCTGGTGATAGGCACAACTACTCCAAACAAGAATGTTTCTATTCTGTTGGGTAGCATAGACTCAAGTGGTATAATGGCACAGTTTGTACACAATCAAGGTTTCAAAATGATTGGTAAACCAATCATCTTCCAAGATAATACATCACAGAATACCGCAGCAGCACCTTTCATATACAGTAACGCATCATTCTTACATGCCAATTCTAGTTTCACACATGCGAACGCAGCCATCTTAAAGGCTAACGCAGCATTTATTGTTGCTAACTCTGGTGCAACATTCGCCAATACTGCTGCTGATACTGCGGCACAAGCCATTATTAATGCATCGACAGCAGATTCTAAGGCAGTCACCGCTGGTAACTATGCCAACTCAGCATTCCTGAGAGCAAACACACCAAGTCATGTTGCAAACTCTGCTGCGTTGTATGCTAACGGTGCATTTATACAAGCCAATGCTGCATTTGAATCTGGTAATGCAACATCTTCTTATGCATATTTCGGTTATACTCATGCCAACTCTGCATTCGATAAGGCAAATAATGCACTTGCGAATACATCCGGTACTTTCAATGGTAACTTGAGTGTTACTGGCAACTTATCATTATTAAATGGTTCTTTATCTTCCGCAGGAAACATGACAGTTAACGGGACAATGGTTCTTGCTAACTCAAACTTCACTGCAACCCAGGCAGCAATAACAATTAAGGCAACAGCCAATGTGGCAGTTCCAGCTAATGATGGTTACATGTTACACATTTCAGGTAAACAAAATGTTCCATCTCGTATCGTATTTGATGCTTACAGTTCCAACGGTGCAGCTTACGGTTTAGTTGCAGGTCGTACTGCTAGAGGTAATGTGGATTATCCTGCACCGGTGCAATCTGGTGATGTGTTGTTGCGTATTTCTGGAAACGGATATGGTACAAATCAATTCGCACCTTCTCCCGGAATTGCACATATTGATTTTGTTGCAACTGAAACATACACCAATTCTGCTCGTGGTTCTGCCATCAAAATGTACAACATTGAGAATGGTTCAAACACACTTACACAAATTGCATCATTCAATGCAAATGTTGTAACATTTTTGGGAACAGTAGAACCACAAAAAGGTTTTGCGTATACACCTAGACTTCCATCAGGTTCTCAAACAACTATTTCTATATCTTTCATAACAGATTCAATAATTAAAGCTAACTTAGTTAATGACTTGACAGTATCTTTTTCCGATTATAAAACTGGAAAAATTGTTGAATTATGGTTGACTAATGCATCAGGATCTCAAAGAATTATTACACATGGATGTTCTGCATTAAACTCAACAATAAACTCAACGACTTTTAATATGCCAGCAACAAGTTCTGCATATTTAAAGTACTTCAGTATTGATGGTGACCTTGCGAACACATTCGTTTTCATCATTCATGCATAATAAATAAATCATGGCAAATAAATCACTCATTACATACGGTGCAAAGGTTGGGCAGGTCGAACAGACTTACTATGCGCCAGTTGCTGTAGTTCCACCAGCAAATACATCCATCAGTCAAACATATTGTTTCTTGGCAAAGGCAGAACCTTGGCCAGATGAAAATAATCCACCAATACCGACACAAGATACAAAATCCTTAAAGTTAATCTTTAAGAATATCTTTGCAGTAAAACACATCACATCAAACGATATTGCGCCTGTGATTAAACGATATGATTGGGTATCAGGCACAATTTATGACCGTTACATAGACTCAGTTGATATGTTTGAGTTGGATGAAAATGGAAACCCAACTAAATTTTACTATGTGAAAAATAGGTACGACCAAGTATTTAAGTGTTTATGGAATAATAATGGTGCAGCCTCGACTGAGGAACCATACTTTGAGCCAGGTACATACAATGCAAGTAACATCTTCCAAGGTATAGATGACTATAAGTGGAAGTATATGTACACAGTTGACGCTGGTTCTAAACTAAAATTCATGGACTCATCTTGGTTGCCAGTTCCAATCGGTAAAAATATACCAAACCCATTAGACAATACGGCAGGTGCAGGTAACATTGATGTTATCAACGTATTGGATGGTGGCCTTGGATATGATCCTGCAAACTCAGTTGTATCCGTAGTAATTACAGGTGACGGCAAAGATGCTACAGCGACTGCCGTAATTTCTGGAGAAGTTATCACAGATATTCTTGTGACCAACGCAGGCAGCAATTACACATATGCGAATGTTGCAATCTCAACTTCTATTGGTTTTGGTGCAATCTTGGAGTGTTCCACATCGCCAGTTGGTGGCCACGGGTTCGATCCAATCTCCGAACTAGGTTGCAATCATGTTATGTTGAGCGTTGAGTTTAATGGTTCAGAGGGCGATGTTATACCAACAGACATTGACTATCACCAAGTAGGTTTGATTGTAAATCCAACAACAAAAACATTAGACGAACAATATTCAAACTATATTCCTGCATCAGATAGTATCTACAAAACAACAACGGACTTCATCGTGGCACCAGGTTTTGGTTCATTTACAAACGATGAGATAGTATATCAAGGTTTGGACCTTGCAACTGCATCATTTTTTGGAAGAGTTTTGAGTTTTGACCCAGCAACCAATGTGGTAAGACTTCTAAATATGACAGGAACACCGACAATCAACTCTCCGTTGAAAGGTGACACTTCAACAACGACAAGAACAATATTATCATACAGCGAACCTGATTTCTCGATTTTCTCCGGTTACATCTCACACATTGAGAATAGAAGTGGAGTTACCAGAAGTGCTGATGGTATAGAACAATATAAATTTGTATTAGGTTACTAAAGGAAAAAAATGGCTCTGTATTTTAACGTTGATCCTTACTACGATGATTTCGATTCAACAAAGAACTTCCATCGTATTCTTTTCAAGCCAGGTTTCGCAGTTCAGGCTAGAGAATTAACACAGGCACAAACCATCCTTCAAAACCAAGTTACAAAGTTTGCAGATAACATCTTCAAACAGAATTCACCTGTAACTGGTGGTCAGGTAACAACTAACTTTGATTGTTACTATATCAAACTACAATCTACCTACAATAACGTTGCAATTGATGTGACACAATGGGAAGGTCTGTTGATTCAAAGTGCAGAAGGTGATGTTATTGCCAGAGTTCTACAAGTGGCTGTACCAACTGGTACTGGTGGCGAAGGTGATCCGCCAACATTGGTTGTCGCATATAAAACTGGTACACACTTCACAGACAACGATGAAATCTTTGATGTGAACTCAAATCTTGCAGTTCAGGCATTGGCCAATGATTCGACAGGTAAATCTTCTGTTGCTTCTATTGCAGACGGCGTGTTCTATATTGAAGGACACTTTGTACAAATTCAAGAACAAACTGTTATCATCGACAAATACAATGATTCACCAAGTCGCCGTATTGGTTTGAATATCACAGAGACAATTTATGATTATGTAAACGATGCATCATTATTGGATCCAGCCGTTGGTTCTTCCAACTATCAAGCACCAGGTGCTGACAGATATGTTATTCAGTTAACATTAGAAACTCGTCCAATTCAATTCGGTGATGACGATGCGTTCGTGGAATTGGTTCGTGTGACCAATGGTTCTGTCGCAAAAATGGTTGACGGATCAGTATACAATGTTATTGATGACTACTTTGCTAAGCGTGACTATGAAACCAATGGTGATTATGTTGTAGAAGATTTCAAACTGACACCAAAAGTAAATGAAGATACAACAAAATACACACTGTCAGTTGGTAAAGGTTTGGCTTATGTACACGGTTATCGTGTAGAAAATCCAACACCAATTGATTTGGTATCCAACCGTGCAAGAACAACCGCAACTCGTGGAAATGGTCCAGTTTATGTTGACTATGGTTCTTATGTTTTTGTGGATACTGTTCGTGGTAACTCACAAGACTTCTATGACTTCACAACTTCACAACCAGTGGATTTCCATTGCGTAAATGTAAACAACGTCAATAGAACAAACGCAGCCACATATGGTGCAACAACAGTTGCTTCTGGTTATATTCGCAATTTGGTATACAGTAGCGCATCTAACAGTGCGAATGCCAATACATACATTTATAAAGCATATGTTTATGGTCTACAAAACGGTGCACCATCAGCAAATGCAGCCGCAGGTTCAACAAACACAATCACTTTGCCTGGTACATTCTCTGCAACAAGCAATGCATATGATGGTGTAAATATTACAATCACAAACGGTACCAATGCAGGCGACACAAGAACTATCACCGGTTACAATGGTTCTTCACGTGTTGCATACCTAAATCAAAACTGGACAACAACACCAGACACAACTTCCGTATTCGTATTGAATTTTGATATCAAAGATACTGAGGCTTTGGTGTCCGTAGATGGTAGTCTTGCTGTTCTTGGGTCATCTTCTATCAGCGCACAAGGAAAAACCAATAGTGTTGGTTCAGGTGACACACAACTAAAGAATCCAGGATCACCAGAATTGTTATTCAATGTTGGCAATCCTTATGTTTCTTCACTGTCAGATACTTCATATACAACACAACAAATATGGAGAAACACATCATTCACATCTGCTGGTGGTTCAGTAACAGCAGAAATTAATTACAGCAATGCACTACAAGGCATCTTCACACACTTTGGAACACCAGGTTCAACACTGAGTGCAGAGACAGTAATGGAAAACTTTACTGTGGTTGTCACAGATAAAGGTTCAAATACCACAATTAAAAACGGCGATATTGTACCTTGGGTGGCTACAGAAAGAACTGTAACTTTAGACAGTACATCATCTATTGCAACACTTGCTGCTACTGATTTGTTACCATTCACGGCAATGATTATTGCAAAAGTGTTTGTTGAAAATGCAGACAACACAGGTTATATTTTAAAATATAAAAACCTAATTCAAGCCAATACAACTGTGGTCAACACTTCTGGCACACAAGTTAACACATATACATTTGTCGATGATGATGCATTAACATCTAAAGGTCAAGTGTATATTCAAAATGCTGGACTAGTATCACCAGGTCAAAAACAACCATTGTATTTGTCTGATGTTAAACGCATCGTAAAAATTATTGACACAAAGAACTCAGGCACAGCACCAGATGCAGGTATGTTGTCGAGTCCAACATATGATGTTACAAACAATTACATTTTCGACAATGGACAAAGAGACGGTTATTATGACCATGCCTCTATCACATTGAAACCAGGTGCACCACAACCCGTTGGTAACATTCTAGTATTAGTTGATTACTACCAACATACAGGTGGTGACGGTTACTTTGCAGTCACTTCTTATGTGAGTTCAACACGACCAGAAGATTACAGAAACATTCCAACTTACAGAAGTAATGGTGGTACTGTTTACAATCTGCGTGACTGTTTAGACTTTAGACCAGCAAGATTAAATGCACAGACAGATTTCACTTTCCGTTTCTCAACAACAGGTATACAAAACTATGGTTTGAATTTACCAGTTGACCTGACAACATTCGTTGGTGATTCTGAATATTATCTTGGTAGAAAAGATAAGTTGACACTAAGTAAAGACCGTCAATTCAAGATTGTTGAGGGTTCTCCTTCATTAACACCACTACCACCAACAGAACCAGATGGTTCATTGGTGTTGGCCAACATCACACATGCGCCTTATACAGGTTATATTTCAACAGAAGTACCAGCAGGTTTAATTTCTGACCTGTCTATCGAAAAAGTACAACACAAACGTTATACTATGCAAGATATTTCTGGTTTGGAATCCAGAATCAACAAGGTCGAGTACTACACTTCATTGAATTTGTTGGAACAAAAGGCACAATCACTACAAATCTCTGACGCATATGGCCTAAACAGATTCAAGAATGGTATTTTGGTTGACGACTTCTCAAGTTATGCAGCTGCAGATACAATGAGTGTGGATTATTCCGCAACAATCAACCGTAGAGACCGTGTACTGACTGCATCACATACAGTTAAGAACTTCCCGTTGAAGTCAACTGCTTTAGTCAATAACATCGGTAAGTTGGCTGCAAACTCAGCAGCATCTTTGGGTTATGAAATTGATACAAGTGGTTTGGTAAACTATTTCAGTCTACCATATTCAACATCTAATGTTGCAACACAAAAATTTGCATCACGCACAGTGAATGTTAACCCATTCTCGTTTGTTTCTAGACAAGGTGTGGTAGATTTGACACCTAATGTGGACAATTGGGTAGATACCGATTATGCACCTGCATTATTGGTGGTTGATCCTAACCTACAGGTGTACAGTGAATCTAATACTATCACAACAATGTCTGTTGGTGACTGGAAGGGTATTCCTGGTACACAAATCACCACAACTGATATTGATGTTACTGGTGGAAGTAATTGGACAACAACCACTACCACTTCAAAGACATACGAAAATCAAACCAGACAAAACATTCTTGGTGCATACCAAAAGGTTGACAACACATATGCAATCAACAACGGGTACATAACAGATATTACTATTCTGCCGTACATCCGTCCACAACAAGTTGTTGTTCGTGGTAAAGATATGTTATTGAACACAACAGTTAATAACTATTTCGATGACGTTAACGTTGACAAGTATGTCCGTAAGGCCAACATCATTGAATTGACAGATGTTTCTGGTGCATTCAATGAGAATGATGTGATTGGTTATTACACAGGTGGTGTTTTCACACCTACTGGTCGTATATTGGGTGTATACAAGAAAACATCTACAACAGTAAGATTGTATGTTGCTGCTGATGGTACAACAACATCTTACACCACCAACGGTATTGTTCAAAATGGTTTCTTTAACTCAGGTGGTACATATACATCATCTACCGCATCGGGTTCAGTGAGTTCAACATCACACTTTGGTGGTCAAATTACAAACGCAGATACAGCAACAAAGATTGTTCTAGCTGGTACAGCATCAACAACCAATGGTTACTATGTTGGTAATACAATCTACATCAACACAGGAACATCTGCTGGTCAATCTGCAACCATTTCTTCATACTATGGTGCAAATCAAACAGCAGTATTGAGTTCAAGTGTTACTACTGCAAAGGGTGATATCTATTCAATAGGCACATTCAAGACTGACCAAACTGGTACAGTATATGGTGTGTTCAGTATTCCACCAAATACTTTCCATACAGGTCAACGTGTTCTACGCATTGATGATTCTAATGGTAATTCTGGTGCAGAAACAACATTTGCTCGTGGCACTTTCTACTCAGAAGGTCTACACACCAACGCACAAAGATTGGACTTTGGTGCATCACCAGCTGGTGCAAAAGGAACATTCATTCAAACAAACTATGCAAACAATGTATTAGTTTCATCTAACACATCAAGCATTACGAATCGTTGGGATCCTGTTGCACAAACATTTATCTTTGATAAAGATAACTATCCAAATGGTTTGTTCTTAAGTTCTGCAACATTCTTCTTCAGAACAAAACCAACATCAGACAGTTCTTCAATCAATCTTTCTATTGTTGGTACACTAAATGGTTATCCAAATGGTGAAACATTGGACAACTCTATTGTAAGTTTGACACCAGAACAAGTTAATATCTCAGACACACCACAGTTCTTGGACAAAACAACTGCAACAACATTCCAGTTCCCAGTTCCAATTTACATTCAACCTGGTGTATTGTATTCTTTCATTCTGAAATCAAACTCTAAAGAGTATACAGTTTGGACCGCATCAAGTGGTGATACAGCTGTAACATCTTCAGTTAAGAATCAACCAAGTGATCCAACACCATCAACAATCACCAAGATTGGTGGTGCACCTTATGTTGGTGGTTTGTTTGTGTCTCAAAACTCACAGACATGGACTGCTGACCAAAATCAAAGTCTAATGTTTGTGATAGACCGTTGTGTATTTGATACAAGTGCAACACCTACATTACAGTATGTGGTGCCTAAGAAATTACCACAAAGAACATTGGTTGAACAAGGCATTCAATATTACCTAAATGCAAACAATATTTCTGGTGTAATTGATTCTGTGTCTAACACAAGCATTTATGCTGATGCATTTAACATCACAACAACAGACTTCTTGCCAACTACAACAACAATCAACTATACATACAATGCAACATTGGTTGGCGGCACCGCCGCAGGTACAGTAAACATCCGTCCCGGTAAATTTGGTACACCATCTTCTGATGATATCTACCTGAGTGATGGAAGAGGTAAACGCATGTTAGATGCAAATAGTGGTTCTTCTTTCTCTTTGTATGCACAGTTATCAACAAACGATAATGCAGTAAGTCCTATCATTTCTGATGCAGGCCTCTCTACATATGCAATCAAGTGGAACATTAACAACTGTGAATTGTCTAACAACTTAATCACAGTAACAAATGGTGGTAGTAATTTCAATGCATCAAATGCTGTTGTGTCATTCTCTGCTCCAACTGGTGCAGGTGGAACACAGGCTTATGGTGTTGCAAATGTAGTTGCAGGCAAAGTCACTGCGGTTTATGTAACACAACCAGGTTCTGGTTACATCACCACGCCTACCGTAACAATTTCTGCATCTTCTGGTGCAGCAACAGGTGCCACAGCAATTGTTTCTGGTGAAACATCTAAGTCTGGTGGCAATGCGACTGCAAAATATGTTACTAAGAAGGTAGTGTTGGATGCAGGCTTTGATTCCGGTGACTTGAATGTTTACCTATCAGCATATCGTCCTGTCAATACAGACGTTCATGTGTATTACAAGATTCTAAATCGTAATGACACACAACGTTTTGATGATGGTTCATGGCAATTAATGACACCAATCAACAGTTCGGGTTCTAAATATTCTAAGAGTCGTAATGATATTATTGAATATTCATTTGCACCAGGAACAGATGGTACGGAACAAGGTTATGTAACATACACCAGTACAAATGGACAAACATATACATCGTTCAGTCAATTTGCAATCAAGATTGTATTTACATCATCAGACAGTACATATGTACCGTATGCAACCGATTTGAGAGCAATTGCATTGCCTTCTAACGTTAACACCACATTCTAATCATGTTACTTAAAGTTCAAGGTACAGAATTCGTCCGTGATACAAACTCTACGGCCCTCATCAACAGAGATGCAACGGGTCTAGAGGAGTATTATAAGAAAAGACGCATGATGGCTGCCCAAAAGGATGAAATAAATAACCTGAAGAAAGAACACGAGAACATCAAAATGGAATTATCCGAAATCAAACAACTGATGTTAAAACTATTGGAAAAAAACTAAATGGCTAATACAGTTTCAATTTTAAGTTATGCAAACACCTTTGGTGAATGGGTTGTTAACACAAACACTCTTGCAAAAGAGAACAACGACCTTGCTGCAAACAACTATGTCAAATCCACAGGAACATTATTCTTAAATGATAACTCTCTTGGTCTACAAGTTGCAAACAACGCAATCTTTGGTGGTCAATTACAATCGCAAGGCGTAGGTTCTTCTGTATATGTGCAAAACAACCTAAGAGTTGATGGTCAAGTTTATTTTACCAACACATCACTAGGTTTAACCAACACAGGTCAAGCAAATATTGGTGGTCCTCTACTTGCTTTAGGTGCAAATACAGGCCTGACAGTTGCCAATACAGCAAATGTTGGTCGCAATTTAAATGTAACTGGAAATACCACAGTTAAAGGAAATTCTACTGTTGAAGGTGATTCACAATTATACTCAGTAACAGCCACAGGTACTGTTCGTGTTGCAAACAATGTATCAGTCACACAGAATGTGTATATTGATGGTTCATCTTTTGCGGATCATTACTATGCAAACATTGACGTTGTATCACCACGAATTGTAGTGACAAATTCAGTATTTGGACCAACAGCAAGAGCTGACTTTGATATACTTTATGCAAATACTACAACATTACCTATTGCATACATCACAACATTACAAGCAAACTCATCAGTCAATACACAAACATTAAATGCCAGAACATTCTATGCACAATCTGTTTCTACACCAAGTGCTAATGTAACCGGTTTAATTGATGCTAACAGTGCAACAATGTTCATCAACAATGTACAAACAAATGGACAGTTGAGTGTTGGTGGCAACTTCGTTATCAATGGACAAACAGTATACAACTCAAATGTATTTACGATTAATGCTGGTTCAGCTACTGCTCAATTTGGTTCATTTATTGTAAATCGTGGTACTAGTGGTGCTAATGCAGAGTTCCGTTGGAATCAACCTCTAGGTTATTGGGACATTAAAAATGTCACATCAAATACATTTCATAGAGTTGTAACAAACGAATATATCAATGACACATTAACATCAACAAGTACAACAGATGTTGCTACCGCAAGAGTAGCAAACACATTGAATAATATTATCACTGAGGCAAATACATTCTTGCAGGCAGCGGTAGGTTCTGCTGGCTCTTATGCCAACTCAGCATTTGAACAAGCTAACGGTGCATTTGCCGCTGCAAACAATGTGGCACCACAGATTGCACCAGCATTTAGTCAAGCAAACGCAGCATTCTCAAGAGCAAACACCTCAGCTAATGCCATTTTAGGAACAACAGGTTCAGGAATCACAGCAACAAATGGTGGTATAACCCTTGCAAGTAATAACGGTGTTGTAATCTCAACACCAGGTGGCAATACAGCCTTCATCAGTACATCGCAAGACCTAAGAACATCTGCAACACCAACATTTGCAGGTCTAAGTCTATCTAATCCATTGGCAGTAACACAAGGTGGTACTGGCGGTTCTTCTTCTACTGCTGCATTAATCAACTTGTTGCCTAGTGCTTCGGGTGTTCCATCTGGTTATGTTCTTGCAACAGGTGGTGTCGGTACTTATTATTGGGCAGCAGGTGGTTCTGGTGGTGGCGGTGGCGGTACACAACCTGGTACCAGAATTAACACAACACGTTCTTTCCCAACCGTTAATACAAACCAAACGGTGTTTAGTACACCAACATACACACCAGGTGCAGGTCAGTTAAGAGTTTATATTGATGGTGTTCGTCAGTATCCTTCAGACTATACGGAAACAAATTCAACTTCCGTAACATTAGGTTCTACCATACCTTCTGGTTCATCTTTGATGATTGAAGTTGATGCATTTACATCTTATGCTTACTTTGCCAATAATATTCCTTTCACTTCTCCGTTTGGTGGAATCGTTACATCAGCAAACACCATTCAGTTGGCCTTGCAAGACGTTGAGACTAGAAAAGCCACATTAGCATCACCAACCTTCACTGGAACAGTTAATGTACCAACAGCAACAAACGCTACGAGTAGTACAGTTGCTGCATCGACCGCATATGTAACGAATCGTTTGGGAGATGGTGGTACATACGCACACAGCATTACAGGAAATGCAGGTACAGCAAGTGTAGCTGCTGCGGTACCTGCAAGTGGTATTACAGGCCAAGCTGGTATGTACACAAGTGCTACTAGACCTGGACCATACAGGTTGTATCGCCGTGATAATGATAGTAATTATTCTGTACAAACATATTGGACGGGAGCTCGTTGGAGATTATATGGTTACAATGGCGACACAGAACATGCTGACACACATGTAGGTTATGCAGACTCAGCGGGTAGTGCATCATCAGCAACAACCGCATCTACTGCTAATGCGTTAAAGACCGATAACAATTATCAAATGAATGCTCTGTGGGTTGGTGGTGGTACAGTTTCACAAACTGGTGGTGAAATTAAGGCCACAGGAAATATTACCGCTTATGTTTCAGACGAAAGATTGAAAAACAATCTAGGTAAAATTGAAAACGCATTGGATAAAATCGAACAACTGACAGGTTTCTATTATGAACTAAACGATGTTGCAAAAGGCCTTGGTTTGGAATCAAAAGGCCGTGAAGTTGGTGTGTCTGCACAGAAAGTGCAATCAGTCCAACCTGAAGCAGTAGCGCCAGCACCAATTGATGAAAATTATTTAACAGTTCGTTATGAGAGATTGGTTCCACTTATCATCGAAGCAATCAAGGAATTGAAATCTGAAGTTGAAGTGTTAAAAGGACAAATTAAATGACAACAAAAGTAAAACCATCGGTACTGGCAGACACCGCAGTAACACCAGCAACATATGGTGGTTCATCACAACAGGCAGTATTTACAGTTGATGCACAAGGTCGTTTGACATATGCAGGCAACGCAACACCAAGTATTGCAACCTCACAGTTGACTGGTACTATTTCTGCAACGCAGGTAGCAAACAACCAAACATATGGCGTTAACATCACCGGTAATTCTGGAACAGTTACAAACGGTGTATATACAAATGGATCTTATTCCGATCCTACTTGGTTAACATTGTCAAAGTCTAAGGTTGGTCTAGGTAATGTGGATAACACAGCAGATGCCAATAAAAGTGTTAATTATGCAACAAGCGCAGGCAGCGCAACTACTGCAACAACCGCAGGCAATGGTGGTGTAACGTCAGTTAATGGAAGCACGGGAGCTGTGACTGTTCCATCTGGATTTGGTGGAAACCAAATGTGGAGAGATGTAACTTCAAGTAGAACATTAGGAACTACTTACACAAACAGTACCGGTAGAGCAATCATGGTAATGGTACGCAGTGCTGGCCAAGAAGCTGGTTTTCTTATGAGGGCTAATTGTCAAGGCCAGGAAATTGTTTTCGCCGCTGGTGGTGCCGGTGGAGATTCTAGACGTACCGGTATAGCTTCATTTATTGTTCCTGATGGTGCAACATATGATGCAACATATAGTGGTGCAACTGGAGTAAAATGGTTTGAATTAAGATAATAAATACCTAAAAAAGGTAAAAAATGGCCGCAGGATATCAAAATTTATACTTAGAACAAGGTGCTACATTTGAAATTTCAATTGCACTGGATGATGTATATGGCAACAACTATGATTTGACTGGCGCAACAGCCAAAAGTCAGATAAGAAAGTCTTATTATTCTGCAAACACAACTGCGGAATTCACAAGCACGATTGATGTAACATCAGGAACAATTGCACTGTCCCTTTCCTCATCAACAACCGCAAACATTGCACCAGGTCGTTACCTATATGATGCGGCTATTTCTATTCCTGGTGTACCTGGAACTGCAAATACAGTCATTCGTGTATTGGAAGGCACCATGGATGTTTCACCTAGAGTAACAAGGTTCTAAAATGGCAACAACACCTCCATCAACAGTACGTGTTACGATAGGACAAAACAATCCGTCCGTAACATCATTGAGTTATGGTACCAGAACGTTAAAGAGTGCTTCTGATTTAAGTTTGACTAACGCACAAGATGGTTTTCCAATCATTTATCGTGCAAACACAAATAGTTTTGTGGTCGGTCCTGCTACTGCCGAAATTCTTACAATTGATAACGGATTCTTTTAATGGCAAATACCAGTACCATACAGATATTAAGGTCTTATGCAAATACTAAACCGGCATTCCTGTTTGACGGTCAGTTAGCTTATTCTTTCGTAAATGATACACTCTATATTGGCAATACTGCACAGGAAGTTCGTGCAATTGGTGGTAATAACTTTGTTGGCCTAACAATAGGTGCATACAATAGAGCCAACTCAGCAGCAAACGTTGCACAACTTGCATATGATACCGCTAATGCGGCAGGCACAAGCGCAACAGTTAATTCAGCTTTCTTACAGGCCAACTCATCATTCAGACATGCGAATGCCGGTTACACACAAGCAAACACAGCAACAACATTAGCACAGGCAGCTTTCAATGCGGCCAACACAGGCGCTGTTGCTCAATCAGCTTTCGTTCAGGCCAATGCAGCATTTGCGGCTGCCAACAGTGCAGGCGCAGGTGTAATAGAATTATCCAATATTGATGCGTACCAAAACGGTGCTATTTCTGCGGTAAACACTTTTGCTGGTGCAGCATTCAACAAGGCAAATAGTGCAATCGCAAATACTGGTGGTACAATAACAGGTTCTTTGAATGTCACAAGTGACCTTTCTGTAACAGGTTCATTGACAGTTTTAGGTAACACATTTACTGTTACTGCAACCGATGTATATGTAAACGATTCTTTAATTCACCTTGCAAACAACAACACAACAGATGCTGTTGACATTGGTATTGTTGGTCAATATAATACCGGCACAGGAAATGTCGCAGCAGGTATAATCCGTGATCCTAATTTAAAAGAATTTTTATTCTTTCAAGGTTATACTGCAAGGATAACATCCAACAACCTAATTAATATTGCAAACCCATCATTTGCATATGCAAACGTATATGCATCTACCTTTAAGGGCAATGTTGTTGCAAATAACATATTTGTTGGTGGTATTAATGCACAACCGTTCATAACATCTTCTTTTAATCAGGCAAATACAGCATCCAATAATGCTACAAGTGCTGGTTTATATGCCAACGGTGCATTTGTACAGTCGAACGCAGCATTCACACAGGCGAACACTGCAATAACCAATGCGTTGGCAGCTAGTTCTTATGCCAATTCAGCATATGCAGCTGCCAATGCAGCATCTTCTGGTGGTACATTAGCAGTATCTGCATTTATACAAGCCAATGCAGCGTTTGCATCAGGCAATACAAATGCCAATAACATAACTGTAGCTGGCTCTTATGCAAACTCAGCATTCACTAGAGCAAATAGTGCATTTGCTGCGGCGAACAACGTTGAAATTTTAACTGGTGTTGCGTATGACACAGGTGCAACAGCTCAAATAAGTGCCAACAGAGCATATGCACATGCAAATGCTGCATTTGATAAGGCAAATACTGGTGCCACACCAGTAACAACAGACCAGTTTGCAAGAGATACTGCGAACGTTGCCTTTTTCAAAGCAGATTCGTCACAACTGTATTCCAACGGTGCATTCGTACAGGCCAATGCGGCTTTCATTACTGCAAATACGGTAACATCAGCAAGTTTATATGCAAATAGTGCCTTTGCAAGAGCTAACGCAGCATTCACAAGTTCAAATACTGTATCCGCAAATGCCACATCAGCTGGATTATATGCCAATGGTGCGTTTATACAGGCTAATGCCGTATATAGTTTTGCAAATACAACCGCAAACAACTCTGTGTCTGCCAGTTTGTATGCCAATGGTGCGTTTATACAGGCTAATGCATCATATACAAGTCAGAATGTAACTGGTACGTATGCCAACTCTGCATATGCTGCGGCAAACTCAGCTGGTTTATACGCCAATGGTGCATTCTTAAGAGCAAATGCTGCACAGAGCCATGCACAAGCAGCATTCAATGCTGCGAACACCAACGGTTCAAATGTAATTGAGTTGACAAACATCAATACATTTCAAAATACCACAATTACTAATCTAACCACCTTTTCGCAAGCAGGATATGCGACTGCAAACTCTGGTGCTTTGTATGCTAATGGTGCATTTGTACAGGCGAATGCTGCATTTGTGGTTGCAAACAACGCATTGCCACTGTCTGGTGGTACCATAACAGGTGCATTGACAGTACAGGGTCAAACCACGTTACAGGCAAATACATACGCAACACATTTCTTGCCTGCTGCTAACGTAACATATGATTTGGGTTCTCCCACAAGACGATGGAAAAAATTGTGGATTGCTGGCAACACAATTGACTTGGGTGGCGCATCAATTTCCGCAGAAGGTGGTGCAATTTCTCTTGCAAGTGATACTGGTGCATCATTCACTGTATCGGGTACAGCAGGTTCAAGTCTAGGTAATTTTGGTGCAATCGTGGCCAATTCACAGATTGCTTCCACTAACACCACATCAGGTACAATTGTCGTTGATGGCGGTATCGGCGCAACAGGTAATATAATTTTGGGTGGTACACTCCAGGCCAATTTGATTTCTGGTGGTATGTTCTAAATATAAGATAATATTTTAAGAGTAAGGTAACAATGGCACAAGCCAATTCAACCCCGATTCAGTTATACTATTCAAATACCGGTGGCAATCAACCACTGAGAAGTACTCTCATTCCCGGTGAATTAGCAATTAACATAATGGATGGTAAGTTATTCTTCCTAGATGGAAATAACTCGGTCAATTTAATTGCCACACGTGCTGCAACTCTTGGTGAATTTCCAGAGGTAAGATTTACAGGCGACAGTACAATTCAAGTAACTGCTGCGGCGCCATTTGTTTACTCAAACGCATCCTTTCTGAGAGCAAACTCTGCATATGCCAGTCAAAATACAACCGGTGTGTATGCCAATTCTGCTTTTACTCAGGCAAACACAGCAATATCTAACGCAGCTAGTGCATCTTTGTATGCTAACGGAGCCTTAACACAAGCAAATGCGTCATTCGTTACTGCAAACAACAACACACAAAATATCACCGTACTGCAAGGTGTAAATTTAACACAAAATACTAATATCACCAACACATTAATATTTGCAGGCAAGGCTTTTGACCAAGCAAATACAAATGCGTTGAATATTACTAATATACAAGGTGTTGATTCTAAACAAAATACAGACATTGCATATGTTCGCACTTACGCTGAATCTGCATTTGCATTTGCAAATAATTTATCACTTGGTTCTGCAGCAGATGATTTTGCCAGAGCAAGTGCTGCAGCGGGTCAACTACAAGCAAACTCTGCATATGCAAAAGCAAACGCAGCATTAGCGAACACAACATCAATTACTGTTGCAGGTTCATTGACTGTACCTGGTCAAGCGAATGTCTTCCAAAGACTTGCTGTTGGTACAGGTTCATACCAAATATTACCTAACCTGATTGCACAGTTTACTGGCACATCAGATTTTTATTCACAAGTTAACCAACAAAACCTATCAGATAAAGGTACAAGCGACTTTGTTTTGACTGCTGATAATGGTACTGACAATATTAACTATGCAGACTTTGGTTTTGCTGGTAGTAATTATGACAACACCACACCTAATGCATTTAGTTTCGTAAAACCAAACGATGGTTACATGATGGTTGTTGGCAATCCAGGTCAAAACTATGGTGGTAATGTATACTTTGGTACAACAGGTTCATCAGCTTATGCGGATATTGTTTTTATTCAAGGTTCTGGTTATGATGAGGTTGCAAGATTTAAGAACGGTGATAAATTAGAAGTCTATCGTCCTTTGGTTGCAAACAGTTTCACCACAAAAGATGGTGTAAACGTTATTACATATACTGATACAGCCAACACATACTTACAAACTCTCATTTCAGGTAAAGTAAGCAAGTCTGGTGATACTATTACTGGTGTTTTGACTGTAAGTAATACGACAAGTGCAAACGCATTGGTTGTTACTGGCAATGTGGTTATTTCCCAAGACTTGCGTGTATCTGGTAACTTGTATTTGGGTGGTAATGCAACCACTATTACTTCCAATAACCTGACACTAACAGATTCACTAATTTATCTTGCAGACGGTAATCCAACCGACTTGGTTGACATTGGCTTCACTGGTGCTTACAGTGACGGTACATACAAACACACTGGTCTTGCTCGTGACCACAGTGATGATAAATGGAAACTGTTTGATGGTGTAACAGATGAACCAACCACAACAATCAATTTTGGTCAAGCAACATATGGCACATTAAAAGTTGGTGGATTAGAATCAAATACTGCTGTTATCAAAGGTGTAAACTTATTTGATTATGCAAATACAATTCACACACATGCCAATGCAGCATTCATTAGGGCAAATGCAGTCGTACAGTCCGTAACTGTCGTTTCGACAAACAGACTTACACAAAGTGCAACAACAGGTAACTTATCAATCGACCTCGCATCATCAGGTGTAATTGGTGGCACATATAGTTACCCAGAAATTAGTGTTGATGCTTATGGTCGTGTCACTTCTATTGGTAATCAAACACCAGTTACTACATTCAACACTAGAAGTGGTGCAGTTACATTATCATCAGCAGATGTTACAAATGCATTAACATTCACACCAGAAAATGCATCATCAGCTGTCGCTAACTTAGCACTCATAGCAGGCGTAAATTCATCACAAAACACAGAAATATCTAGTGCATTAGAAGCGGGTTTGATTGGTCAAACAATAGGTTCAGCTGCATTTGAACAGGCAAACTCTGCTGCATCATATGCAAATTCAGCATTTACTGCTGCAAACTCAGCAGGTTCATATGCCAACTCTGCATTTATTGCCGCAAACGCTGCATATACGTTATCAACTGTTGCCGTTGCAGATGCTTTGGGGGCAGGTATATATGCAAACGGTTCTTTTATTAAGGCAAATTCTGCATACTTCAGTCAGAATACAACAGGTACATATGCCAACTCAGCATATGACCAAGCAAACTCAGCCGCAACTTACGCAAACGGTTCTTTTATTAAGGCAAATTCTGCATACTTCAGTCAGAATACAACAGGTACATATGCCAACTCAGCTTTCGAAAGAGCTAATGCAGCATTTATATTGGCACAAGGTGCGTATGATACTGCTAATGCAGGTGTAACTGCTGCGTTCGCATTTGAAAAGGCTAATGCTGCATTCTTAAAGGCAAACTCTGCATATGAATCACAGAATGTAACCGGTACATATGCAAACAACTCTTACACTCAGGCAAATACAGCAACCAATAATGCCGCTGGGGCATCTCTGTATGCTAACGGTGCCTTTATACAGGCTAATGCTGCATATTCAAGTCAAAATACTACGGGTGTTTATGCAAATGCTGCATACTCACAAGCAAATTCAGGCACAATTCTAGCACAAGCAGCATTTGCTTTTGCAAACAACATTGCGATTGGTTCAAACTTCTTAACAACACTTGCATACAAGGTTGATAGTTTTGTTGGTGATGGTACAACTACAAGTTTTGTTTTGGTTGATGCTCCCGTTGGTGCAAACAATATTACCATTAACTACAACGGCGCAACAGTATTAAAGAGCGACTTCACTCTTGTAAATAAGACTGTAACATTCTCTAGTCCACCAGCAAACGGTGCCAAAATAGAAATCACCACTGCTGTGCCTTTGGTCAATGAAGCTTACTTCAGTGAAGCTACCATTTCTATACAGTTTGCAAATGACAATTCAAACGCATCATTCTTACATGCAAATTCTGCTTTCAATCAGGCAAACTCAACAATTGGTGCAGCAGCAGGTCCATCCTTATATGCAAATGGTGCTTTTGTACAAGCAAATGCGGCATTTATACGGGCAAACACAGCAGATAGTAATGCAATAAGTGCTGGTTCATACGCCAACTCTGCTTTCTCTAGAGCAAATACCGCAGCAAATGATGGTGCTGGTGCATCGTTGTATGCTAATGGTGCTTTCATACAGGCAAATGCCGCCTTCTCAAGTCAAAATACGACAGGCACATATGCTAACTCAGCATTCACACAAGCAAATACTGGCGTAACAAATGCATCAACAGCTGACTCTAAAGCAGTATCAGCAGGTTCATATGCTAACTCTGCATTTGCTGTGGCAAACTCAGCTTCATTATATGCCAACGGTGCATTTATACAGGCTAACTCTGCATATGCAGCAGTCAATTCAATATCAACATCCATTTCTTCATCAAATGTTGTTGCATCTAGTGTATATGCAGGTAGTTTATTCGTTTCTGGTTGGACAACATTAACTGAAACAACAGAACTGGTGTCCACAAAGACAGGTGGTACAGGTACAGTTGTACACAACTTAAATGAAGGTACAATTTTCTATCATAGTTCTATTGCAGCAAATATGACCGCAAACTTTACAAATGTGCCAACGACAAATGAAAGAATCACTTCTGTTGCTTTGATTCTGGATCAAGGCAATTCACCATTCTATGCAAGTGTGGTGCAAATTGATGGAGCTTCACAAACAATTAAGTGGCTAAATAATCAAACACCAACATTATATCCAAATAAAACACAAATAGAAACACTAACATTGATAAGAGTTGGTAACGCATGGGTCGTTACTGGTCAAATGGCTACTTACGGTTAATTATGGAAAGAATAAGTTCAATATTTTCACCAACAATTGTTGCAGCTTCTATACAAAAAGCATTTGAGTATCCAATAGTAGGTGAAGCAATATACACAGGAGTAGGTCCAAACACATGGACCTGTCCAGCTGGTGTTTATTCTGTGTCAGTAGTTTGTATTGCTGGCGGTGGTGGTGGTTTAGGTGGTGCCACCAATTCAGCAACAGGTGGAGGAGGCGGCGCCTTAGCATACAAAAATAATGTAACTGTTGTTCCAGGACTAACATACAATTTACAAGTCGGACAAGGTGGTTACACCGCTCCAACTGGAACACGTGTGTTAGCAACTAATAGTTGGTTCGGAAACACATCAACTGTTTTCGCTGAGAGAGGTCAATTTGGAAGAACTGCTACAGGTCCATCAACTGTTCAGGGTATATCACAATCAGGACTTGGTGGCCGAATTTTTATTGGTGATGGTGGTGGACCAGGAGGAAACGCAGGTGCGCCACAGGGAGTAACAACTTTTAATGGCGGCTTAGGTGCCGGTGGAGCTGGTGGTTATGGTTATACAAGTTCGGAAATTGCAAACTGGTATAGCACATACTTTGATGGAGTAAGTGATGTATTAAGAACATCAACGAACGATAGTCTTTCTCTAGGACGTTCCGATTTTACATTAGAATTTTGGTACAATCTTCGTGGTTTTACAGTAAATTCAGCAGCCGGCCCCACTTTAGTTACTAGTGCTAATTTTTTTGCACATTCAGGAAAATGGAGAATTAGTCTTGGACAAAATTATACTGGTTATCTAGGTGTTGTTATACCCGATAGCGCTAACAGTCTTGAACCGTTGTTGATAGGCACAACGTGGTACGCTTCCAATACCTGGACTCATGTTGCACTTCAACGTTCAGCAAATACTTTCACTCTTTTTAAAAATGGCATAGCAGAAGATACAAAAACTTATACAGGTTCGTTCAGCACATCATCAGATTTTATTTCAATAGGAAATATCGGTACCGGAAATGCTAATTCATTCGTGGGACACATTTCCAATCTTAGATTGGTAAAAGGAAGAGCATTATATTCAAGTAATTTTATTCCATCAGAAGAACCTTTAGTTGCTATAACAAATACTGTATTATTAACATGTCAAGATAGTACATTTAAAGATAATTCAGGTAACAATATTACAATTACAATTCCAACCACCACAGTAGGTAATAATGTAAGAACAGAAGCAACTTATCCATTCGATTTAACTGAAATTAATAGAGGTGGTGACGGTGGTGTTGCCAATTCAACTTCAGGTGGAAACGGCACGGCTGGTGTTGGCGGTGCAGGCGGTGGCGGCGCAGGTGCAAGTACAGTCGGCGGCGCAGCAGGTGGTGGTGTAGGTTTATATGGTAGAGGAATATCAGGTGTTGCTGGTTTGACCGGTCTGAATATGAACGATCCATTGAGAGCAGGTCAACCAGGTTCAAACGGTTTACCTTTAGTTGCTAACACGATAGGCACAACAATTTTCAACATTGGTGGTAGATATGGTGGCGGCGGTGGCGGTGGCCAACTTTATTATTCTGCTGGTGCAAACGGTGCAGTTCGTATTGTATGGCCTTCCGATTTTAGAACATTTCCAACATCTAATTTGGAAACACATACTGTAACACAAAATATTCAATATGCAAACCTACAAATGGGTTATGCTGTATCTTTACAACCCGTATCAATCTCAGGTAATGTTGGGCCAGTAACATACTCAATAACACCATCTATACCAGCAAACACAAATATAACATTTAATGCAAACACAGGTATACTTTCAGGCAACGCAACATCAGGTTATCCAGAAACCGCATTCACGATAAGAACAGTTGATTCTGTTGGTCAATCCTCAGCAAACACATTGATAATGTCAATTGCTCCACCATCAGGCCAAGAAGTTTTTGTTGGAGAAAATGGTGGAAATTCATTCAATACTGTTCAAACAACATGGACTGTTCCAGCAAATGTTTATTCAATCAGTGCTATGGCTGTTGGTTGTGGTGGCAGTACAGTAATTGAGGCCAATGGTTATTCTTCATTCTCTGGTGGCAGTGGTGGTGCAACAGCATTCATCAACAACTTCAGAGTTGAACCAGGACAACAATTAAGTATATACATTGACAAACCAAGACATGGTTATAACGTTTCATCAAATGGAACGAGTGTGAGTTATGCAAACTCAGTAATTCTAAGAGCAAACTCTGGTGCAAATCCGACATCATTCTACACATCATCGGTACCAGGCGGTTCATTTAGAATAGGACAATATGGTTACAGTGGCGGTGTTGGTGGTTCTTCATCAACAGGGAATTACAAAGCTGGTGGCGGCGGTGCTGCAGGGTATACTGGTAACGGTGGTACAGGTGGTAATACCTTGGCTGGTGCTCCTGGTGGTGGTACTAGTGGTGGCGGCGGCGGTGGCGCTCCATCAGCTGATTCAACAACGACCGGCAAAGGCGGTGGTGGCGGTGGCGTAGGACTGCAAGGAAAGGGTGCATCAGGATCAGGTTCTTCTTATATTCCAGCAGGAAATCCTGGTATGCAAGGTGGCACAGGTTCAAACAGAGGTGAACTTGTAGAACTTTATGGCACAAACACAGGTAGTGACTATGGTGGTGGCGCAGGCGGTGGTGATTATAGGTTATTAAACTCTGGTGGTTATGGTGGCATTGGTGCAGTTCGTATCATGTGGCCTGGTACACTTAGAAGATATGACGCCAACACAAGAACTGAAGATACAAGACCTATTGGACAAGCAGAATTCACTTCATTTGGAACATACACATGGGTGTGTCCAGAAGGTGTATATTCTGTTTCTGCTGTTTGTGTTGGTGCAGGTGGAACCGGTGCATCTAGCCAATTTTCATATCCAGCGTATGCCGGCGGTGGTGCTGGTTTAGGATATAAAAATAATATTCCAGTTGTTCCAGGTCAATCATACACAATTCAAGTTGGTCGCCGTGGTGAATGGGTTGCTAATACTGCTTCTTTACCTAGTACAAATTCATTCTTTATTTCTGCAACAACAGTTGCTGGTAATGCTGGTGGTTTCGGTGGTGCCGGCGGTTCTTGGGGTGGAACTTTTGTTGGTGACGGCGGCGGCAACGGCGGCAGTGGCGGCGTAACAATTCAAAATTATGCATCAGGTGGCGGCGGCGCAGGTGGTTACTCAGGCACCGGCGGCAGTGGCGGTTATAGTAACACAAACGCAGCAACAAACGGATCAGGCGGCGGTGGTGGCGGTGGCGGCGGCACAGCTAATGGTACACGTCCAGTTGGCGGCCAAGGTGGTGGCGTTGGATTGTTAGGTCAAGGTGCTAATGGTGTAGCGGGTTCAGGTTGGACTATAACGGGCAGCACTTATTATGCAAACAATGCTACTGCTGGTTCGGGTGGTTCTGGTACATCATATGGTGGCGGTGGAGGCACATATGCTCGTTATGGTGGTGATGGAGCAGTAAGATTAATATGGCCAGGTGACCAAAGAAGATTCCCCTCAACAAGAACGGGTAACGAGTAAACTAAATATTAGATAACTATAAGAACACATAAATGCCAATCACCCAATTACAACCGTTTAACTTAGATAGCACCAAAGACTATTCATTAGCAAACGTTAGTGCTAGTAATATTGTTGCAACAGGAAATATTATTTTTTCTGGTGCAAATGTTTCTTTAGGTGCAGCAGGAAATTTACATATTTATGGTGGCAGTTCTGGTCAGTTACTACAAACTGATGGTGCAGGCAATTTAACATTCGTAAACAACCCAGCAAGTAGTTCATCATCAGCAGGTGACTATGCCAACGGTGCGTTTATACAGGCTAACGCATCATATACACAAGCAAATACATCAACAACTAATGCTGCAGGTGCTTCTTTATATGCTAACGGTTCCTTCATTCAGGCAAATTCGGCATATGCATCACAAAATGTAACAGGCACATATGCCAATACAGCATATACACAAGCAAATACAGCAACAACTAATGCTGCCGGTGCTTCTTTATATGCTAATGGTGCCTTTATTGCAGCAAACACAAATGCAACCAACATCACTGCGTTGCAAGGTGTAAACCTAACACAGAACACAAACATAACTGTTGCAAATACAAATGCAATAGGTGCAGGTTTGTATGCAAATGCTGCATTTATACAAGCGAACGCTGCGTTTGAATTTGCAAATGCATTGTCAGGTGGTACTGCAACAGACGGACTAGCAAGAGCAACTGCGACTGCTGCCTGGACTTCTGCAAATGCAGCATACAATCAAGCAAATATTGCAACAACTAATGCTTCGACAGCAGACTCTAAGGCTGTAAGTGCTGGTTCATATGCTAACTCTGCATACACACAGGCAAATACTGCAACAGTATATGCCACATCAGCAGGCTCATATGCTAATGCAGCCTTTACTGCTGCGAATAATGCAGGTTCAAGTACAACAGTGGTTGCTGCTTTCTTGCAGGCGAATGCGGCATTCATTCAAGCCAATAGTGCATATGATTTAGCAGGCACAGCAAACACCAGTGCAACAACAGCTGACAGTAAGGCAGTAACATCTGGTTCTTATGCAAACTCAGCCTTCTTACATGCTAATGCAGCTTTCGCATTTGCAAATACAATTGTAAGTGACACGCAAATTGATCCTTTTGCAAGAACCAATTCTAATGCTGCTTTTGATAAAGCAAATACAGCCACAACTAACGCATCTGTCGCTGATGGTAAGGCAGTAACAGCTGGTTCATATGCTAACTCAGCATACAATCAGGCAAACACAGCAACAACAAATGCATTAGCAGTCAGTTCATATGCCAACTCGGCTTTCTTACAAGCTAATACATCAAATAGTAATGCTGCAACAGCTGATAGTAAAGCAGTAACTGCCGGTTCTTATGCTAACTCAGCATACACCCAAGCAAATACAGCAACAACTAATGCTTCTGTTGCTGATGGTAAGGCAGTAACTGCTGGTTCTTATGCCAACTCAGCATACACCCAAGCAAACACAGCCACAACTAATGCATTAGCAGCCAGTTCATATGCAAACTCTGGTTTTTTGGTGGCAAATACTGCTTTAACCAATGCTGCAGCAGCAGATTCTAAGGCAACTTCCGCCGGTGTATATGCCAACGGCGCATTTACGCAAGCTAATGCAGCTGTTACAAATGCAACTTCGGCAGGATCATATGCCAACTCTGCATACACCCAAGCAAATACAGCAACAACTAATGCGTTGGCAGCCAGCTCTTATGCCAACTCAGCATACATTCAAGCAAACACTGCCACAACAAATGCTTTGGCTGCAAGTTCTTATGCGAACTCAGCATTTACAAAGGCAAACAATGCACTTGCAAATACAACAGGAACATTCAATGGTGATTTAACCTTAACAGGTAAATTGACGGCATTGGCCACTGGCGGTGACGAAGGTGGTGAAATATTATTAGCTAAAGCAATAACTAACACCACATTAAATGGCACTGGTGTAACAATTGACGTTTATCAAAACAAGTTAAGATTCTTTGAACAAGGTGGTAGTGCTCGTGGTGCATACATTGATTTGAGTGCTGCAAGTGCAGGTGTTGGTAGTGATTTGTTGACTGGTGGTAGTGGTGGTGCAACAGATACAACAGCAAGAGTTCTTGCTCAAGGTGCGTTTGACAAGGCAAATTCTGCTGGATTATATGCCAACGCAGCATTTATACAGGCCAATACATCCACAACCAATGCGGCAGGTGCATCATTGTATGCTAATGGTGCTTTCATTCAGGCTAATGCCGCATACAACACATCCAACTCAACATCTTTGCGTACAGATGGTGCGTTCATTCAGGCCAACTCGGCATTTACTGCTGCAAATATTGGTAGAACATTTGTGCAGTCTGGTGGTACAATTACTGGTTCTGTTACCATTTCACAAAACTTAAATGTATCAGGTAACATTACATTTGGTGGAAATTCCACATCTATCACATCAAACAATTTAACATTATCAGATTCGATAATATTTCTTGCAAACGGAAATTCTGGTAATACAGTAGACATTGGTCTTGTTGGTGCATTTGTACAAGGTAGAAATCAACACACTGGTGTTGTTCGTGACCGATTAGATGGTCGTTGGAAGTTTTTCAGTAATGTTGTTGCAGAACCAACATCAACAGTAGATTTTGCAAATGCACAATATGATATTATTAGGTCAGGTGGTCTTGAAACCGTAGGTTCAATAAACATCGGCACTGTTGCATTTGTAGGTTCCAATACAGGTAGTGCCTTAGGTGGTGCAACCAATCCAATTATTGGATCGTTGGGCAATTCTTCTGGTTACATTCAAACATACATCTATAACACCGCAAACGGCACATCATCTTCTGCTGACTTGGTGGCATATCCTAATAATGGAGCAGATGCGGCCGGTTGGATTGATGTTGGTATCACATCCAATAACTTCACAGACGCAACATATAATGTAACTGGTCGTAACGAAGGTTATGTGTTCATGTCGGCACCAAATGGTGCACAAACATCCGGCAACTTAATTCTAGCAACAGATTCTACTGGTGTACATAATGCAGTTGAGGTGTATGTTGGTGGTTTTGCACAAGGCAAAACAAACCCAGCATTGTTAATTAATGCTGCAAGAGTTAAGACAACAAAGCCAATTGTTTTTGTAGACAATACAATACAAAATACTGCTGCGGCACCATTTGAATTTTCAAACGCCAGTTTCACCACAGCCAATACTGCATTAACAACAGCAACTTCAGCTGGTGTATATGCCAATGGTGCATTTATTCAGGCAAATACAGCAACAACTAATGCCGCAACGGCAAATACTAATGCAGCAACGGCAGATAGTAAAGCTGTTACAGCTGGAAATTATGCTAACTCTGCATACTCTCAGGCAAATACGGCCACCACCAATGCAGCAACGGCAGATAGTAAAGCTGTTACAGCTGGATCATATGCGAATAGTGCTTATGTTCAAGCCAATACTGCAACAACTAATGCCGCAACAGCTGATTCAAAGGCAGTAACTGCTGGATCATATGCAAATAGTGCTTATGTCCAAGCCAATACTGCAACAACTAATGCATCAACTGCGGATGGTAAAGCAGTCACAGCCGGTTCATATGCTAACTCTGCATATTCTCAGGCAAATACTGCAACAACTAATGCCGCAACAGCTGATTCAAAGGCAGTAACTGCTGGATCATATGCCAATTCGGCGTTTGGTGTTGCTAATACTGCCACAAATAATGCCGCTGGTGCATCCTTGTATGCTAACGGTGCCTTTATTCAGGCAAATACTGGTGTAACCAATGCTGCAACAGCAGATAGTAAAGCCGTAACAGCAGGTCAATATGCCAACTCTGCGTATCTACAAGCAAATACTGCAACAACTAATGCCGCAACAGCTGATTCAAAGGCAGTAACTGCTGGATCATATGCCAATTCGGCATTCACGGTTGCAAACAATGCTTTCACAAATGCATCTGCAGCAAGTTCTTATGCTAACTCAGCATTCTTGGCAGCCAACAACGCAGGTTCTTCAACGACAGTTGTTGCCGCTTTCTTACAAGCTAACGCTGCATTCATACAGGCTAATGCTGCATACGCTCAGGCAAATACTGGCGGTGGTTCTGGTTCAGATTCTTGGGCAAGAACACAAGCAAACGCAGCATTCATACAGGCAAATGCGGCTTTCAGTCAAGCAAATACTGGTGGTACAGGTGGATCCAGTCCAAACGGATTCTTTGTAACTAGAAATTATACTGGTGATGGTACAACAACTAATTACACAGTAACAGCAAATACGAATGTTAATAATGTTATTGTCACTGAAAACGGTGTCGTACAAACACCAACAACAGACTATACAATTTCAGGAACAACATTATCATTTGTTGGAGGAGCACCAGTAAGTGGTGTAAAAATACAAATCAGAGAGCTTGGCCCATCAACAGATGAATTTGCAAGAACGCAAGCCAATCTATCATTTGCAAAAGCAAACACTGGAACAACATTAGGTAAAGCTATTGCCATGACAATAGTATTCGGAGGATAATTAAATGGCTCAAATGAACGTAGTAAATGTATCTACAATTTATGGCAATACAAACGGTATGGTCGTTTCGACTGTACCCACATCAATAGTTACAAATCCAGCAAACAGCAATTCGGTTTACAAGATAAATAGTCTTGTGGTATCCAATATCTCTGGTACAGGTGCAGCGAGTGTTACTGTTGATGTGTTTAAAAATCAATCAACAGCCTTTCGTTTATCATACCTAGTGTCGGTTGCCGCAAATACATCATTCACACCGATTGATAAAGGTCTGATTATGTATTTACAAGAAAACGATTCAATTAGATTGACTGCAAGCGCAAATAGTTTCTTGGAGGCAGTCTGTTCATATGAGGCTATTAGTTAATGTACAATTCTGGTCGCAGAGGTAAAAGAGCAAACGATGGTTATGGTATACTTTCTCAGGCTGATAGATTTAATCAGACAGAATATCCAATACCAATCGTCACTTCGTTTGCCGTAACAAATGGTTCATATGTACCACTAGATGATACCGCAGCATCTACTGCTGGCGGACAAACTATCGTTGTGTACGGTTCTGGTTTCGCACCAGGAGCCACCATTATGGTTGGTGGCAGTACAATAGGTTCTGTGACATATCTCGACCAGGGTAGATTAACCTTCACTTCTCCGGCGAATGTATCTGGTAGTTATACCATCATTGTTATGAACGCAAATGGTGGTACTGGTATTTTGGTACCAGGACTAGTTTATTCTGGTGTACCAACATGGTCAACTTCCGCAGGTTCTGTTGGTTCACAATACGAAAGAACAAATGTAAGTTCAACTTTTGTGGCCACTGGTGATGCACCTGTAACATATAGTGTTCTGTCTGGTAGTCTGCCACCAGGAACATCACTATCTGCAACAGGCGTGTTGTCCGGTTCTGCTCCAGCAGAATCTGGTTCGACCACATATTCATTTACTATTCGTGCAACTGACGGACAATTACAAGATTCAGACCGTTCTTTCAGTCTGACAATCAATACAGATGTGGTGACATGGTCTACTCCAACAAATAATCAAGTTATATCTGGTTTTGAATATGCACCTATTTCAAATGTAACTGCATCTGCATCTTCTGCGGCTGGTTATAGTGTTGTATATTCCGCAAACACTGTACCAACTGGTATTACAGTAAATGCCACAACTGGTGTAATTTCCGGTACAGTTAACACTGTCGGTAATACATTCACAAGACTAACAGCAACTGCAAACACAACAACAAGAACTGCAATACGTGATGTGGTATTCAACATTAATCCTGATGTTGTGACATGGAATTCACCCGCTGACCAAACTTCTTATTCATTGATTGGTGGTACTCCAATAGCTAATGTAACATTGAGTGCAAGTAGTGCAGCAGGTAGAACAATAACCTATACCGCAAATGCTTTACCATCAGGTTTGTCTATTAGTGGTAGTGTTATTACAGGAACACCAAATGCTGCTCAAACAGTTACAACATTGTTGACTGCAACAGCAGACACAACAAACCGTTCTGCAACAAGAACTATTAGTTGGTCAATTAATCTTGGTGATTTGAATTGGAATAATACGGTTCTGTTGTTGAGTGCCAATACTCCTACACCAACATTTGTCACTGATACAAGTTTGAACAATTACCAGTTGGCAATTACTGGAGATGCCAGAGCAAGTAATTTTGATCCTTATATGGGTGGTTATTATAGTAACTACTTTGATGGCACTGGTGATTATTTGACTATTCCCGACAATACTACACTACAAATGGGGTCTGGTAATTTCACTATTGAATTTTGGATTTATTATATTTCAATCACAGGTTATCAAACACCATTCACTAAAGGTTATACATCCGCAGGTGATATACTATTTCAGACAGGTAATGGTAACGGAGCATTAATAGTTTATTTGAACGGTTCGGCAGCAATTACTGAATCAACTGGTGCAGTAGTTGGGCAATGGTATCACTATGCATTGGTACGAAGTGACACAACAGTAACATTATATCGTAATGGTATATCCGTTGGCACTGCTACTAGTTCTGTAAATTTTAACTCTACTCAACAATTAGGAATTGGTGCTAGCGGCACAGCACCCGGAGGAAATTCAGTAGGTGCTTTTCCCATCAATGGATACATGAGTAATGTTCGTGTAGTTAAAGGTACCGCACTGTACACTGTTAATTTTACACCACCAACATCACCACTAACAGCAGTAGCAAATACAAGTTTGTTAACCTGTCAATCAAATAGATTAATTGATACTTCAGTTAATAATTTTACAGTTACAAAGAACGGTGATACAACAGTAAGTTCAGCACATCCATTTGTAACATCGACTACGGCAGCATACAATACTGGTTATAGTACAACATTTGATGGTTCTGGTGATTATCTTACTATTCCAGCTTCAGCTTCTATGGCACTCGGAAGTGGTGATTTCACAATTGAAGCATGGATTTATACTCCATCAACAGTAGCACAATTTGGTGCTATTGTGTGTAATGCAACTAATCCTGATGGATTCTATTTGTCGTTTTCTACATCCAACTTTATTACATTTTCAAACTATAGTACTGTAGCAATCACCTCTTCGTCTGCGGTTCCGTTAAATACATGGACGCATGTTGCTGTCACTAGATCCGGAACATCAGTAAGAATGTTTTTTAATGGGGTATCAGTAGGATCAGCAACTAATAGCACGGTATATGGTGTTTCCGGTGCCACAAATTACATCGGTTTCAATGGAGGAGCTGCTGTTTATACCGGCTTAATATCTAATTTGCGTGTAATAAAAGGCACTGCATTATACACAACAACGTTTACTCCACCAACAAGTTCATTAACCGCAGTAGCAAACACTTCACTATTAACTTGTCAAAATGCAACTCTAATTGATAACTCAACTAACAACTTAACAATCACAAACGCAGGCCAAGCACAACCTATAGCAGTAAGTCCGTTTACCATGACAACTGCGAATACTACTATAACTAATTTAGGTTCAGCATATTTTGATGGTACCAGTGATGTAGTAACATTACCGGCCGGACAGTTTCCTAATTTAGGCACTAGCAATTTTACCATGGAAGCATGGGTTTACGCAACTACATCTGTTGGCACCGGCGGCATATTTGACATGTGGAACGGTGGAACAACTGCGTTCTTATTAAGAAGAAGTGGCACTACCTGGCAATTTTATGTACAGGGTGGTTCAAGTATCGGTGTGGCAACATTAGTACCAAACACTTGGTATCACGTAGCGGCTGTCAGAAACGGCACAACGATTTCTCTATACATAAACGGTATAAGTGTGGGTGTTCCCATAACTGCGTATTCAACATCTATTACTAGCGGTGGTGTTGCGTTAGGTATAGGTGGCACAGCTACATCAGGTAACGAATCATGGACTGGTTATATTACAGACGCTAGAATAGTAGTAGGTACCGCACTCTACACCGGCACATTTTTACCTCCACAAGCACCGTTAACACCTATTGCAAATACTGTATTGTTAACTTGCCAAACAAATGGTGGAGCAAATAACAGTGCTTTCATGGATCAATCTAGTTTTAATAATATCATTACTAGAACTGGTGTTGTAACACAAGGTACATTTAGTCCATACAGTCAGAATGGTTGGAGTAATTTCTTTGATGGTACTGGAGATTACTTGACTACTTCCACCAATGCAGCCTTTACTTACGGAACCAGCGATTTTACAATAGAAATGTGGGTATACATCACTGCAAATCCCGCAGATTACGCATACATTTATTCTCAAGGACCTAACTCAACCGCTAGTGTGTGTGTTTACATATCAGGCGGAAAATTCAATGTATGGAATGGATCTAATATTATCACCGGATCAACATCATACTTGTTAAATACCTGGTATCATGTTGCGTTAACTAGGTCTGGAACATCATTAAGATTGTTTGTTAACGGTGTCCAAGACGGCTCAGTTACTAATAGTAGTAATATAACCACAGGTACAACATACGGTGGAACGATTGGTCGTTGGATAGAGATTAGTGACACTAGACATTTTACTGGATATGTATCAAATCTTCGTGTGGTTAAAGGTCAAGCACTCTACACCTCTGCTTTTACTCCAAGCACCTCTCCATTAACAACATCAGCAAATACAAGTTTACTAACTTGCCAAGACAATAGATTTATTGATGAATCACCAAACAGCTTTAATATCACTAGAAATGGTGACGTATCTGTTCAAGCATTTAGTCCATTTGGTGGTGTAACAAGTGTACCGACAAGTTATAGTGTTTACTTTGATGGTAGTGGAGACCAATTAACTACTTCTTCAATATCATTTACTGGTAATTACACAGTGGAACTTTGGTTCTACGCAACAACTCAGATACAAAATTTCCCCTCTCTATTCGCTGCCGGAACTAATTTATATCTTCAATACGCACACAATGATAATCCGGGACAACGAGTTAGAGTGATAGCCGGTACAACAATATCCCCAACTACAACGGTTACTAATAATGCGTGGCATCATTTTGCAGTTGTGAGAAGTGGTAGTACCGTGACTGTTTATGTTGATGGAACAAATATTGCTACTGCAACAGATTCATCTACAATCGGAGGAACAGTAACAATAGGTGGTCAATCTGCTACGGCTGGAACTTTAGCTTTTGCAGGTTATATTTCTAATGTTAGAGTAGTAAACGGAACAGCAGTATACACCTCAAATTTTACACCGAGCACAACACCATTAACAGTAGTAGCAAATACAAGTTTATTGACCTGCCAATCAGTAACAATGGTCGATAATAGTACAAACTATTTCACATTAACTGCCAGTGGCGACACCAAACCACTAACATTCAATCCATTCGGCCAAACAAATACTCCACGAGTATCTTATTCACCTAGTGTCAATAGTGGTTCCATATATTTTAACGGTGGTGGTAATTATTACTTGAACGTATTGGATAATCCTAGCATAGAATTGGGAAGTTCTGATTTTACTCTTGAAGGTTGGTTTTATTGGACTGGCACACTTACTGGTTGGACATTATTCCAAAAAACATCTAGTTATGAATTAAAATCAGACGCTAGTAGATGGGTTTGGCAAGTTAATGGTGCAAGCAACGTGTTTATTACATCTTTCACACCAATTGCTAATCAATGGTATCATATTGCATTAGTGAGAACCACGACAACTACCAAGTTATATGTCAATGGAGTGTTATATACTTCTGGAACTTCCGTAGATGCAGTTGATAACGGCAATCCGTTATTAATAGGTTTTGGTTCTGCGGCATTTGTTGGTTATGCATCAGATATTAGAATTACTAGGACAGCTCTATACACAGCCAACTTCTTTCCAGGACCTGCTCCGGCAACACCAACAACTACAATTGGTGCAAATAGATACAGTTCTTCTTTATTAATAAATGGCACTACTGGTGGCACTATTGATTATCACAGCACCAATGTTTTAGATACATTTGGTAATACACTACTAGCACCACAAGATCCGTATGCAGGAAATTATTACAGTGCATATTTTGATGGAACCGGTGATAATATAACTGTGCCTAATAGTACAAACTTTGCGTTTGGTACTGGTGATTTTACCATTGAGTTCTGGATAAAAACCGGAGATATCAATGGTGGTATAATTTCACAAACAAGTGGTGGATGGTCTATTGTATTCGCCAACGGAGTATTCTATTGGCAATCTGTTTATAATGCCACAAACTTATGGACTTTCAATGTTCTTCCGGTTATTGACGGCAAATGGCATCACGTTGCATTTGTTAGATCCAGTGGAACAACTAAATTATATTATGATGGAACACAAGTAGCAAGTAATGCTGACAGCACAAATTATACTGTCACCGGTGGAGTAGTAAACATGGGTTATCATGTTTCACCTGCTGAATTTCAAGGTAATTTATCTAACCTACGAGTGGTTAAAGGCACAGCACTTTACACATCTGCATTTACTCCATCAACTACACCATTGACAACAACAAGCCAAGGTGCCACAGCATCACAAGTGGCATTGTTGACTTTTCAATCAAATAAATTTATTGATAGTAGTCCGAATAACTTGGCATTTACTTTATCAGGAACACCAGGTGTAAGCTTGTCTAACCCATTCCAATATAACACCGGAAAGAGTATCTATTTTGATGGCACTGGTGATTATTTGAGTGTGCCAGTTTCACCTAATATGACTTTTGGTTCATCAGACTTCACTTTTGAAACTTGGGTATATCCAGTGAGTGTAACATCACAACAATCAATATTATACTTAAATGCAAACACATCAGGTTATTGTGCGTTTGGTTTACAAATACAAAGCGGTGCTCTGAACTTATGGATGTCCTCAACCGGAGCTGCTTGGTCATTGCAACAAAGTTCAATAGGTACAATAGTTCCTGGAGTGTGGACACATATTGCTGTTACTAAGAGTGGTACCACTATGAAAGTGTATATCAACGGAACACAAGCAGGTACCAACTATACTGTGGCACAATCACTGATGACAACATATACACTAAATCAAATCGGAGTTTATAACACATCATCATATTTATTAACTGGATATCTAAAAGACCTAAGAATCACTAAAGCTGTTCGTTACACAACAACATTTACTCCACCAACAACACCTTTAGATATTAAATAAATAAAATAAAAAAGCAAAATGACAACAAAAATACAACCAACAAACATTGACCAAACACTGGACTACTCAGTTGACCAATTGTCGGCCAATACGGTCGTGGTTTCTGGTGTTGATGTATTGGGTTATGCACAGTCAGCATTCTTGCAGGCAAATACAGTCTACAATGTGGCAAATACTTTGTCACCAACAGACACCTTTGCCAGAACACAGGCGAATTCTGCTTACATTCAAGCAAACGCAGCCTTCATAAAAGCAAATACGGGTGGTGCCAGTGGTTTAATATATAAAGCATCCAATACAACACCAGTAACAGCAAACGTTGGTGACCAATGGTATTCAGTAACAGAAGATATTTTGTATCAATATATAAATGATGGTACATCAAACGCATGGGTCGATATCTCATCATCGGCGATAACCACAAATGCTGGTGGAGGCGGAAGCACATCACCATCAGTGATATATGGTTTATCAACAGTTTTTGGAAACGGATTATAAAATGGCAGCACCAAACTTATTAAGTTTAACAACAGTTACAGCTAAAACAGCAGTTCAATCAATTACCACTTCTTCTGCAGCAATCGTAACAAACGGTACAAATAGTGGTAAAATGATGAAGATTAATGCATTATACATCAGTAATATTAACACCGCACCAATGAGCGCAAACGTTGAAGTGTTTCGTTCTTCTGTAGCTTATAGAATGGGTTATACAATTACCATTCCAAACAGTACGACCTTAGATTTAATCAGTAAGATAATCTACTTGGAAGAAGGTGATACACTAAGACTGTCCGCTGGTGCAAATAATTTTTTGGAAGCCGTGTGTAGTTATGAGGAAGTTAGTTAATGCCTATCAATAAAATTATTGGTTACTACAATAATAATGGTAATACCGCATATCAAACAGGCTTTACCACACTTAATGGAATAACGGACAAGTTGGTGTCAACAGGTTGGCCATACTTTTTTAAAGGTATGGTTGTTACTACTGGAGCAGCACCCCATTATTTTTTACAATTAAGAAGAAACTTCAATAACACCCAGTTCAATTTAGCAGAATACACAGTCGATACTGCACCCACAGGAACTTCTATCAATGATGCTGCCATCTCACCGACCGGATCACATTTAGCTGTAGCACACACAACAACGCCATTTGTCACAATATATTCTCGTTCAGGCCCAAATTTAACAAAGGTCACAAATCCATCTACACTGCCAGCTGGTAGTGCACAAAGTTGTTGTTGGTCTCCTGACGGCACATATTTGGTTACTGGTCACTCCACAACTCCTTTTGTTACCATATATAAAAGGTCAGGAAATACCTTCACCAAATTAACAAATCCTGGAACTTTACCAGCCAGTACAGTTAATGGTTGTGCTTTTTCAGCTGACGGAAATTATCTAGCAACGGCACATGCCACGACACCTTTTGTCACGGTGTACTCTCGTAGTGGAGACACTTTCACAAAAATAACAAATCCAGTTACATTACCAGCAAGTACAGGAAATAAATGTGCTTGGTCTCCTGACGGAACATATTTGGCTGTTGCACACGCATTAACACCTTTTATATCTGTTTATTCATTTAATGGTTCAACTTTAACAAAAATAACCGATCCAGTTACATTGCCAGCAAGCACTGCCAATGATGTGAGATTTTCACCTGATGGAAATTATTTAGCAGTAGCACACAACACCACACCAAATATTACTGTTTATAGTTTCAGTGGCGGTGTTCTCACCAAATTGACGGATCCAGCAACTTTACCAAGTGGCACTGGCAATGGCATAGATTGGTATGATAATAATACGGTCGCCGTTGTAACAAGTGGAAGTTCAACATCATCCATGAGAATATATAATGTTACGGGAAGCACTATAACATTCATTGAAACTCCGACTACAATGACAGGAGTAACAAATGCAACGGCAAAATCAATTAATTTTACCGGTCAAACAAATATATACTAATAAATAAAAAATGTCATTTCCAATATCACCATCAAATAACGCAACAACAATTGTAAATGGTATAACATACATTTACAACACATCACTTCAAGCTTGGAAGATTGTTCCTGGAAATGCAACTGACCCGTTTGCAAGAACAACAGCAAATACTGCTGCAACTAATGCTACAACAGCAGACTCTAAGGCTGTTACTGCGGGAAGTTATGCTAACTCGGCATATGCACAAGCAAATACTGCCACAACTAATGCAGACTCAGCATTCTTAAGAGCAAATACACCAACTCATGTTGCAAACTCAGCTGCATTATATGCTAACGGTGCATTTCTACAAGCAAACTCCGCTTTTACTTCGTCTAACAATAAACTAGACTTGACTATCGGAGGAACTGTGGTCGGGCCTGTAACATTCCAAGAAACATTGGATGTATTACAAACAGGAACAGTTTCTGCTACGACAAGTTATGATATGTCGGTAGGTAATGTTTTTTATCATTCTTCTGTTGCTGCAGCTGCAAATTGGACAGCCAATTTCACAAACGTACCAACAACAGATAATAGAACATCGGTTGCATCAATTATTGTGGCACAAGGTGCAACAGCATATATACCCAACGCAGTTCAAATTGGTGGTGTTTCACAAACAATTAATTGGATTGGTGGAACTGCACCTACAGGTGGGTCGAATAAGAGAGATATATTTTCGTTTTCTTTAATAAGAACAGGTGCAGCTTGGATTGTTTTGGGACAATCCGCATCATATGGTTAAAATTTAACATATAAAATTTATGAGTAGAATATCATCAATCACTGGAGGATTTGCAGGATACTCAACGGTGTCACGAAGATTGACTCAGATTCAAGGTGGTTTTTTAACTTGGACAACTACAGCGGGTTCAATTGGCGACTTTTATGAACAGTCGAGTGTAAACATTTCACTATCAGTTAATTCCAGTTCAACTACAACATTCACTTTAGACTCAGGCACATTACCTTCGGGACTATCTTTAGGTAGTTCAGGTCAAATAACCGGAACTCTTGGTGCAATTACCGGTGTAGTACAATCTGATTTTGTAGTTAGAGCTTCCAACACAGACGGCAACACATCTACTAGAAGTTTTTCAATAACCGGTAGAGCTGATGCAGTAACCTGGACAACAGTTCCATCATATTTCTATATCACTTGTAATGTGGCCATACCCAATTCAAATGTGGTATTCAATGCAACTAGTTCTTCGGGTCGTCCAGTAACAATTACAGCAGATGTTTTGCCTGATGGAACCTCAATTACTGGCAATCAACTAACGGGCACTCCTACTCTGAGTCAAGTTTTTAATTGTACATTTACTGCAACAGAGTCCAATTCAGGAAAATCAGTAAGTGCGTTGGTACAAATAGACGCTGATTTAATTGGAGAATCAATTTATATATCCGGTGCACAAACTTGGATATGTCCACCTGGCGTAACAAAAGTACATGCAGTAGTCATTGGCGGCGGAGGTGCAGGATTGCGTAGTACTTCAGGTGGAGCCGGTGGAAGAGGAGGTTCATTAAGATATAAAAACAACATACCTGTAACTGCTGGTGTAGGTTACTCATTAAATACTGGAAGTGGTGGTTATGGAGCAACAACAAGCCAAAACTCAAGTCAAGATGGTACATCATCATGGTTCATAAACACATCAACACTATCTGCACAAGGAGGCGGTGGAGGTGGTCGTAGTGGATTAGCTACTCGTGCAATGACAGGCGTTAACGCAGGTGACGGTGGTGGTGATGGTGGTACAGTAACACAATCAAACAGTGCAACCCTTGCCGGCGGCGGCGGCGGTGCAGGTGGTTATTCAGGAAACGGTGGTAACGGCGCTTTCGGTAACGTTTCAGGTGGCGCAGGTTCTGGCGGCGGCGGTGGTGGCGGCGGCGGGTCCGGTAGTACTGGTAAAGGCGGATCAGGCGGCGGAACCGGTGCATTTGGTGCCGGCGCTAGCGGTACTGGCGGTGCAGGCACCTCAACCTCAAACCTTGCAGGGCACGGCACTGGTGGATCAAAAGTGGATGTCAATCACCCCAACTATGCTTCATTAGGTGGAACCGATGGAGGTACTTTAATTCCCCAGACGAACGGATATGGAGGAGGAAACTGCGGTGGTGGAGGAGGAGGTTGTGACAGTAGTGCTACAACGTTCCCGAATGATGGTGGTTGGGGTGTAGTTAGAATTATTTGGGGATTAAATAGGTCATTCCCATCTACTAATGCAGGAATTTTATAAGTAAAATTATGATACAAAAACACATTATAGAATTAAAAGACGGATTACCACACGGTCATCCATATGAGTTAACAAACTTCATGCAAACTTATCCTGAATTCAACTATGATGAATTACCGACAGACAAGTATGCAAAATTTGTATTTAAATTTCCTCCACGTGAAGTTCCTTTGAAACCATGGGAAACCATAGAATACTTTGGTTATCAAATAATAGATGGTGTTGTGTCAACTAGATATGAAATAGTATCAGATCCTATTCTTGAACAAGAACTCAGAGCTGCAGCAGCTTTAGAAGAATCACCATATGTTGGATGGGTTTTCGATAACGATTATCTATTATGGATACCACCTATTCCTAGGCCTGATGACGGAAATGAATACGTATGGAACAATGAAACTGTTAGTTGGATGTTGGCATCTTCCGAATAATGAAGATAAGTTTTTACCATTAACTAAATACCTGATAAAGGAGATTTAGTAATGGCCACAATCACAGATAGAGCCGCCTTCAAAAATTATTGCCTGAAACGCCTTGGTTTTCCAGTCATAGATATCAACGTTGATGATGACCAGATAGAAGACCGTATTGACGATGCGTTGCAGTATTGGCACGATTACCATTTTGACGGTCTACAAAAAGTTTATTACATCAAAAAAATAGACCAAACGGACATTGATAACCGTTATTTGGACCTGACACAGGCACAAGACCGTGCGAACAACACACTAGAAATTACTGGTGTTACACGCATTTTCCCAATCCAAGATTCACAATCCTCAATTAATATGTTTGATTTGAGATACCAGTTGCGTCTAAACGAATTGTATGACTTCACATCGGCATCATACATCAACTATACACTGACTCAACAACACTTGCGTTCTTTGGAATTAATGTTCACAGGTGAAGTACCTATTCGTTTCAATCGTCACATGCAAAGACTGATGATTGATTGGGCATGGGGTCAATCTCAGGCACCAGTTGGTACCACAGTTGTTGCAGAATGTTATGCACTGTTGGATCCAAACACATATGGCCAAGTTTGGAATGACCGTTGGTTAAAAGAATATGCAACCGCATTGATTAAGAAACAATGGGGTTCCAACCTTAAAAAGTTTGGTGGTATTCAATTGCCAGGTGGTGTCGTTCTGAATGGCGACAAAATCTATGAAGAAGCGGAAGAAGAAAAGAAAACTTTAGAAGCTGACATGGAAAAGAATTACGGTGGAATCCTAGACTGGTATATGAATTAACATGAAACATAAACATCATATTATTCCAAAACACATGGGTGGAAGTGATGATCCATCTAATTTAATAGAACTGACTGTTGAAGAACACGCTGAAGCACATCGTGTTTTGTTTGAGAAATATGGTAACTGGCAAGATAATGTTGCATGGAAAGCTTTAAGTGGTCACATCGGCAAAGAAGAAATCATATATGAAATTCATAAAAATATGAATAAAGGTAGAATACCATCAGCCGAAACTAGAGAGAAAATGGCAGCAGCTAAACGTGGAAGAAAAATTTCAGAATCACATAAAAAAGCATTAATAGAAGGTCGTAAAAATTCCAAAAATAGTGAAGAACATAATGCAATACTGAAGAAAATACACACCGGTAAAAAAATATCAGAGGATCATATAAAAAAGTCTATTGAAACCAGAAAACAAAATAATGATACGAAAAAACTTGCAAGTAATGCTGGTAAAATTAGTATGGAAAAATATAAAAATGACCCAGAAAGACAAAAAAAATTTTCTGAAGCGATGCGTATTTCTTGGGCAAAAAGAAAAGAAAGTAAGGTATTATAATGTGCCCCACAAGTGTGTATTTCAACAACTACAACGCTCTCAACGAACAGAGAGTTGTGGAAGACTTAATTGTAGAATCAATTAAGATTATGGGTTCTGACGCCTTCTATCTTCCGAATGACAATGATACTGCCAGAGATTTGTTGTATGGTGAAGATCCGGTTAAGAAATTTCAGTCTGCTTTTCCAATTGAATTCTATTTGTCTAGTGCTTTAGAGTATAGTGGTGAAAGAGAATTCTTCTCCAAGTTTGGTCTAGAAATTAAAAACAATGTTAATGTTATCATTTCTAAGCGTTCGTTCTCTCAACGAGTGCCACAAAATACATTCACAAGACCACGTGAAGGTGATTTGATTTATGTGCCATTTTTAAATGGTACTGGTGAATTGTTTGAGATTAAGTTTGTGAATCAAACAAAAGACTTCTTTACATTAGGTCGTAAGATACCATTCTTCTACGAAATTGAAATGGAGAAATTCAAGTACTCACAAGAAATTATCGACACTGGTGTGCCAGATATCGACATGGTTGTGGACAACTCTGCATACACCATCGACATAAGAATGTTGTCTGGTGGTACAGGCAACTACGAGTACAAAGAAGAAGTATACTACTCAACGGACCAAACATTTGCAAATGCAACAGCTGTTGGTACTGTATCTGAGTGGGTTGCAAACACAAAAATTCTATCCATTACAAATGTTATGGGTGAATTTACTGCCAACACTTTAGTTATTGGTGCGTCAAGTAATGCAAGATATACAATTTCAAGGTATGATCCGTTGGATGTAGATGTTAACAATGAAACTTATGATAATCTCTATATAGAACAACAAGCAAATTCTATAATAGACTTCAGTGAAACTAACCCATTTGGTGACATTTAATGGCAAATACATTCTATAATCGTATCATTCGTAAAATGGTTGTGGGTTTTGGTAATCTATTCAATGAGATTACCATGGTCAGGTACAATCCAGATAACTCCGAATCAGAGAGATTTATCGTACCTATCACATATGCACCCAAAGAACACTATGTGTTGCGTCTGGAAGAAGATTACAATTTGGACAAAAAAGTTCAAGTAACTTTACCTAGACTGTCTTTTGAAATGGTAGGTCTGACATATGATCCTTCCAGAAAACAAAATACAAACATCAGAAACTATGCACAAACAGCCACTGGTGTAAAAGGTCAATACAATCCAGTGCCATACAATTTTGATTTCAACCTATATTTGTATGTCAGAAACATTGAAGATGGTACACAAGTCATAGAACATATCTTACCATACTTCACACCAGACTACACAATCAAATTGAATTTGATTCCTGAAATGGGAATCATAAAAGAGATTCCTGTTATTCTTAATAGTGCGGTACACGATACACAATATGAAGGCAACAGAGAATCTGATCCAAGACTGATAATTTGGACACTAAACTTTACTGTCAAAGGTTTCGTTTACGGTCCAGTTTCAAACACAAATGTTATTACAAATTCTATCACCAATATATTAGAACAGATTGGCAGTGAAGATGTGGTTAGATTTGCAATGAATCCTGCAACAGGAACCGGCGATTACAAAATAGGTGAATTGGTATATCAAGGTTACAGTTCCATAAACTCAACAGCTTCGGCGAAAGTTACCGGTTGGTCAAACAATAAATTAAGTCTTGTAAATATAGATGGCAATTTTGTTTCTTCACAACCGGTATATGGTCAATCAACAAACGCAAATTATAAATTCACCTCTTACAATGTGGTACCTTCACAAAGAGTTGAAATCAATATTGTTCCTGATCCATTAAATGCCAATTCAGCATCACCTTGGACAGCAAACACAACAATAACCGAGTCTAATTAATTTGAAAAAATATGAATACATTTGACAAAAACATGGAAAAACTTTTTGATGTAACTCCTGTCGAACAGGAGTCAAAACCACTGGTGCCTGTCATTAAAGACACACCAGTGGATGGTCCAGACCTAAAGAATGACCTGGTCGATGCCTATGAACAAACAAAATCTAATCTACAAGACTTGATAGATAATGGCAAAGATGCGATGGAAGAGTTGCGTCAGATTGCCAGTGCAGGTCAACATCCAAGAGCATTTGAAGTTTATGCCACGTTGATGAAGAATGTGGTGGATGCCAACAAAGAACTTCTGGCAGTTCAAAAACAAATGCGTACTATGGATGGTAAACAACAAAGTGGTGAAACAAAAATTGATAAAGCAATATTTGTTGGTTCTACCGCAGAACTGAATAAGTTACTTAAAGGTAAAGAATGATTGATGATGATGACGATTATTCATTAGATGCCAAAGACTCGTATAGAGATAATCCTTTACTAAAAAAAGTTGGCGTCAAAGTTGAATGGACCAAAGAGACAATCGAAGAATATAGAAAGTGTTCATTAGATCCAATTTATTTTGCAGAGAACTATGTTACGATTGTTAACGTTGATGAAGGTCTAATGAAGTTCAAGATGTGGCCATTTCAAAAGGAAATGATTCGCACCTACCACGAAAACAGATTCTCAATCACTAAATGTCCTCGTCAGGTCGGTAAGACTACCACTTCAGTTGCATACCTTCTTTGGTTGACACTATTCAGTGACACACAAAACGTTGCAGTTCTGGCCAACAAAGGTTCACTTGCTCGTGACATTCTTGGTAAATACCAACTTGCGTATGAAAACTTACCTATGTGGTTACAACAAGGTGTTGTGACATGGAATAAGGGTAATGTTGAACTGGAAAACGGTTCTAAGATTGTTGCGGCATCTACCTCATCGTCCGCTGTTCGTGGTGGTTCTTTCAACTTAGTATTCTTGGACGAATTTGCGTTCGTTCCAAACAACATTGCTGAAGAATTCTTTAACTCAGTTTACCCTGTTATTTCATCTGGTAAAACTTCCAAGATTATTATCGTGTCTACACCGAACGGCATGAATTTGTTTTACAAGTTGTGGATGGATGCCATCAACAAGAAGAACAACTACAAAACATTTGAGATTCACTGGTCTATGGTACCAGGCCGTGACGAGGCATGGAAAGAAGAAACAATCCGTAACACAAGTGAACGTCAGTTCAGACAAGAATTTGAAACAGAGTTCTTGGGTTCATCCAATACTCTGGTATCTGGTTACAAGTTACAAACGATTGCGTACCGTGATCCAATTGCAACACATGACTTGATGAAAATCTATGAACATCCAGTCAAAGAAACTGATGGTGCAAAATCAGACCACTTATACTGTATCTGTGTTGACGTATCTGAAGGTAAGAACCTAGACTGTTCTGCATTTCAAGTTATTGACATATCACAGACACCATACAAACAGGTGGCAACATACGCAAGTTCGTCTATCACACCTATTCTTTTCCCTACCGTCATCTATAACGCAGCCAGATATTACAACGATGCATATGTGTTGGTAGAAATCAACAACAATCCACAAGTGGCAGACTCGTTACATGCCGACTTTGAGTATGAAAATCTATGGAAAGTCTACACAGGCAATAAGAAACCACAACAACTGTCTGCTGGTTTTGCTCGTGGCATTCAAATGGGTCTGAAAATGTCACCTCAGGTTAAGGCAATTGGTTGTTCTAACCTAAAAACCTTGATTGAAGGTGACAAATTATTGATTAATGACTTCGATACCTATTCAGAATTAACAACCTTTGAACAACAAAAGAACTCTTTTGCTGCGGCGTTAGGTGCCAATGATGACCTGGTAATGTCACTAGTTATTTTTGGTTGGGTAACCACTCAACAATACTTCAAAGAAATCGTTAACCACGATATTCGTAAACAAATCCAACTGGAAAATATGAACCAGATGGACGATGATGTTCTTCCTGCACCTATCATTGAAG